CAGCACATGGGCAACGTCTCCAATCTCATCACGGACATGACGATCAAGGGAGCGTCCCGTTCTGAGCTGACTCGTGCCGTCCGTCATTCCATGGTCGTGATCGATGCTGTGAAGCATGGCCTGGATTACAAGACGTCCGAGAAAGTCAACGGGATCAAGGAACTCAAGCTGAAGTACCAGGGTGCCGGAGCAAAGGGACGCACCAAGGGCGCAGCTACCCTGATCTCAAGGGCTGGTTCTGAGAAGCGAATCCCGCAAATTACCCCCCGCTCCATGAAAGAAGGGGGGCCTATCGATCCGGCTACTGGTGAGCTGGTCTTCGTACCGACGGGCAAGACGCATCGCACTACGAAGATGGATAAGCTGGCCCTGACTAAAGATGCCAGGACCCTGATCTCAGATGACAACACCCCCATCGAAGAGATCTATGCCAGCCATTCCAACTCACTCAAGGGCCTGGCCAACAAGGCACGTAAAGAAGGACTGACGACAGGCAGGCTGCATTACTCCGAGTCCGCCAACAAGACGTACAACAGCGAAGTCAAGTCCCTCACTGCCAAGTTGAACATCGCCAAGAAGAACGCCCCCCTCGAAAGGCAGGCCCAGGAAACAGCCGGCCTTAAAATAGCCACCCGTATCCAAGACAACCCGGGCCTTAAGAAAGACCCCGAGGCCCTACGAAAGATGAATGGCCAGGAGCTTGAGGCAGCCAGGCAGCAGCTTGGTGCGCACAAGACGCAGATCGACATCACTCCTAGTGAGTGGCATGCCATTCAAGCAGGGGCCATCAGTCATAGCCGCCTGGCTGAGATAGTAGATCATGCATCAATGGATCAACTCAAGGGCTATGCTACACCACGCACGCACCAAGGCATGACATCATCCAAGCTCGTGCTTGCCCGTGCTCGCCTTGCTTCTGGCTACACCCAGGCACAGGTAGCACAGTCCCTTGGTGTTTCAGTAGGCACCCTATCCAAAGCACTCAAGGGGTGAGTAATGACAACGCCCGATGTTAGTGGTGACATCATGCTCACCACAATGGACAATCCCTGGTCACCATTCGAGAACTGGGAAGAGTGGTATGCTTGGGATCAGGTGCATGGTTATGACACACCTGGTTACCTGGCTAGAGTCACAAACTTTTCTTCTGATTTGTCAGCCGAGGATCAGGAGAGAGTGTTGCGGTCAGCGATTCAGGAAATTCTTCAACTCAACGTTCGAGGAGTTTACAAAGTCATTCGACGTGGGGAAGCAGTAAAAGTTTAGTCGATAGGGGGGGAGGGGTCTCGCGAAAAGTACCCCCCCTATGCATCGCCGCTGTCCCCAAAAATGCCCCGGGGGAAGAATCCGGGGGAAGTCGGCCATAAAAGTCCGCCGGAAGAAGGTGTGGATGGGCAGCGTTGCGGGAATCGACTGGCAAGGATGGGCTTCGTTGTCTGGATCTACCATCGCTGCCATCGTCACGTCGGTCGCAGCGTTGATCGCTTCACTTGCCGCTTACCGGAAAGCCAACACCAAAGACGAGAACTGTAAGTGCAAAGACAAGGACACTGATAGCGACTGAGGCTGCTTCACCCGGGGGCATCGGTAGAGATTCGAATTCCTGTAGACAAGTCTGGTTCTCCCCCCCGACCTTTCGTGTCTTAGGAAAGTGCCTTTCGTTCCCACTAAAGTCACTAGGATCTCCCGGTGCCCCCTGGTGAAGTAGTCTCAGTCAGCTCAAAACTCTCCAGAAGTGGGGGTGAACTCCATGGCAGCTAAAAGGAAAGGAACTAGTCGTACAAGGCCTCCTGCGACAACGATCGAAGGACGAGAGAATCAGCTGATCGCGCTTGCCGTGGACGTAGCCGAGCAGCAACTCCTAGAGGGTAAGGCCTCTGCTCAGGTCATCACCCACTATCTCAAGCTCGGAACGACCAGGGAGCAGCTGGAGCAGTCCCGTCTTCGGCGAGAGAACGAGTTGCTCTCCGCCAAGGTCGAAGCTCTGGCCACAGCCGGCCGGATCGAGGATCTCTACAGGAACGCGCTAAGGGCCATGCGCAGTTACGCGGGAGGTCCTGACGACGATGACTTCGCCGAGGATCAGATCTTACACGGAGCTCATTCGCATAGATGAGTTCCAAAATAGGTTCAGGTATCTCGCCCTGCATTCACAAGTGGGAATCTCAAACTTCGGGTTTGACAGGTACCTGAACCAGGCGTTCTACACATCGAGTCAGTGGCGTAACCTCCGGAACCACGTGATTGCCCGGGACATGGGGCGAGACCTCGGGATGGAGGGTCATGAGATCCTTACCAAGGGCGCTGTCCATCACATGAATCCTATGACGGTGGAAGCACTTGTTGACGGAGACGAATCGGTTCTCGATCCTGAGTTCCTGATCACGGTCTCCATGAGGACCCATAACGCCATTCACTTCGGTAACGAGAAGTTGATCAGGCCCGTTCTTGTCGAGAGACGACCTGGCGACACGAAGCTCTGGTTAGGAGAATGATGGTAGCAACAAGCACGATGATCACGCCGAACAGGAGGAGCGGCCGCCGTGGCTCGATCGTCTTCATCGGCATGCACACCATGGAAGCACCGGAAGGCCCTTCGACCGCGGAGAACGTAGCCAGGTACTTCATGAACCCGGCCATCCAGGCATCGTCCCACTGGTGCGTCGACAACAACTCCCGGGTTCGCTGCGTCAACGACGGCGATGAGGCCTGGACCATGCCGCCGGTCAACCCGAACTCGCTCAACATCGAGCTGGCCGGCTACGCCAGTCAGGGTTCGGCCCAGTGGAACGACGCGTATTCCAGGGCCCTGCTCGACAACGCTGCTGTCTGCGCCGCGGAGTGGTGCCGCAAGTACTCCATCCCGCTCCGGCACAACTCGGACGCTCAGATCAAGGGCTACACCAAGGGGTTTGTCGGCCACGTCGACGTGAACCGTGTCTTCCGGTCCAGCGATCACTCCGATCCGGGCAAATCGTTCCCGTGGAGTGACTTTCTCAAAATGGTCGGCAAGTACATCGGCCAGGCACCGAAGCCGCCAGGCCCCAAGCCGAACTGCGTGGCTCTTCAGAAGGCCCTCCACACCACCGCCGACAACCAGTGGGGAACCGATACCGACAAGTGCGGCGAATCGCTCGAGGCGGCCACTCCCTGGGGCGGAAGGAAGTACCCGTACGGTGTTCGGTACACGCAGAAGGTCGTCGGGACGACACAGGATGGGGCTTGGGGACCGAAGTCCAACACGGCACTCACGAACACCGTCATCGCCGTCCAGAAGGCTCTGGCCGGCATGGGTTTCGACCCGAAGGGTGCAGACGGTGTCTGGGGCCAGAACACGGACACTGCATACAACTCTGCTCGTTCCGCCTGTCACCTCTGATCCCGAGGAGTAAGGATGCCGATCAACACGGATAGCGTCCTGGATTCGACCAAGAAGCTTCTTGGCATGGATCCTGAGTTCACGGCGTTTGACGTCGACGTCGTCACGCACACCAACACCGCGTTCGGCATCCTGCGGCAGCTGGGGGTCGGACCGACTGAGCCGTTCATCATCTTCGACAGCTCCACTACGTGGGGCGAATTCAGTCCGGACATGGACAGGCTTCAGGGCGTCAAGTCGTACATCTACACGTTCGTACGGCTCGTGTTCGACCCTCCGCAGAACTCGTTCACCGTCACCGCACTCAAGGAAGTCCGGAACGAGATGGAGTGGCGGCTGAACGTCGAGGGCGAAGACATCAATCCTCCTCTGCCGCCTCCTGGGTTTGGTCTCCGGCCGGATTCTCCGGATTACGTCTACAACCCGATCGTCGTCAACCTCGGCTACATGCCTGAGGTAACGCCGGACATGGACGACGGGAACGTGTTCTACCTGACGCTGTACGGCGACTGCGTCATCAATCCTCCGGCACACGGCGAGGATGGCCAGCACATGACCATGGAGCTGACCACCAACGGTTACAACGTCACCTGGACTTCGGGATGGAATTGGGGAAGCATCGGCGAGCCGGTTCTCACTCCTGACAAGACAGACATCATCAGCGCGGTGTTCAGGGCGACCTTCGCCGAGTGGCACGCGGGCTGGACGCCCGGCTTCTGATCTGATTCAAAATGGCTATAGGAGGAACCAAGCATGCCGCTCAATCCGTTCTTCTCAGACACGTACGCCAAGGCCGCCCTTGACGGAGGAAACGTGCTGGCTAACGCCGGGAAGCTCCGTGTGTATTCAGGAGCGCAGCCGACGGATGCCAACACGGCGATCGGTGCTCAGACGATGCTCGGCGAGTTCACCATGAACGCCACGGCTTTCGCTGCGTCCGTGGCTTCCGGTACCGCTCCGACTCGTGTTGCCACGGCGACCGCCAACGCGATCTCGAACATCACGGCTGCCGCTACGGGTACCGCGGCATGGTTCCGACTTCTCAAGTCGGACGGCACGACCATCCTCTTCGACGGCACGGTCGGTCTCTCGGGCTGCGACCTGAACCTGACGGACATCACGCTCACGGCCGGCGAGACCATGTCCGTGTCGAGCTTCACCGTCAGCAACCCTGAGTAAGGCGGTAGCCGGTGGTCGCCAAGAACTGGACAGCAGAAGGTGGAAGTAACGGCACCACCATCACTACTGGTAACAGTGGCGGCGCTTCTGGTGATGCGTTCACCTACGCAAGTGTTGGGACCGGCTGCACGCTGGCCTACGAGACTGCTCAGAAGGCTCACGGTTCTCTGTCGCTTGCCTGCGCCGTCGGCGTTACGTCTGCGACCAGTTATGTCGGCTGGTCGGAAACGGCGACCAAGATCTATGCCCGGTTCTATATCTACATAGCCTCACTTCCGTCGTCGAACGCAAGAATCTTCGGTACCTACCAGACCGCCCCCATCACGACTCAGAACGTGTTCATCCGGCTAGACACCGCGGGCAAGCTTGTGGTTTGTAATGCCGGCTCGGTTACCCAGTGGACTAGCGCTAACGCTCTGCCGCTTAACCAGTGGGTTCGTGTCGAATTCTGGGTGCAGACTGCCACCACTTCGACGGGGCAGTTCTCGATCAGCTACTACACCACTCCAGATAGCGAGACAGCAACAGAATCGTTCACCAGCGCAGCGAACATAAACTGCGGAACTTCTTGTGCTTCCGTCATATTTGGCATCAATGTCGCGATGACTAGCATGTCGAAATTCTGGCTGGACGACATCGCTTACAGCACTGTCGAGCAGCCGAGAGTTTCATATTCCTTCGGTACAGGCGCAGTCAGCTCGAAGAAGATGCGCGTCGCTGTTTCTGGTATCGGAAATGCCGTCGTCACAGGTGTAGTTGGCCTGAAGAAGATGTCCGTTGCCGGTTCGGCGGCAACAGTTCCTGTTTCAGCTTCAGGCGCAGTCAGCCTGAAAAAGATGGGCATCGCGGTCGCGGTTGGCGCGGTGTCCGCTGCCTCCGGAGGCGTCACTCTTAAGAAGAGAACCATCTCGGGGACGGGCTCCGGCACCTCGGTTGCCGTCGTAGCCTTGAGCCTCAAGAAGATGGGCATTTCTGG